CTGAAGGCCATAAGTTAAATAGAAAGTTATTTTCTGCAGCACTCGTTACTGTCACTAAATATCCTCCCATATTTGCACAAGCTTGTCTTGCATCTGTCCAAAATGCATTTCCTGTAGATCTATAATAGGAGTGACCATTATAGTTTTGTTGTGATGTAAATCCTGTTAATGTTGGAGTAGTTCTTTTATATATTTTTACAGGTACATTTACAGCACCTGTTCCATTAGCATTATATATAAATCCTGAATATGTAAACTGTGCTGATAGTTGTACAGATAATATTGTAAATAAGATAAATAATAATCTAATCATAAAATTAATCTAGTTCCTGTTGTTACTGTATAATTAAGTGCAGATCCACTTTGAATAGTTGAACCTATGTTTATATTTAATTTAAATCTTTTAGATATACCTATGTTAGCTCCCATTGAAGGTATTAAAACTATAGGAGATTTTACTACTACATCTTGATAGTAACTCATATATGGTACAAAAACAGCTAAGCCCATAAATTTTAAATCTAATCGTTTATGTACTTTTAAATCATAGCTACCACCACCTATTAAGGCAGTACCTAAAAACATTTCTTCATAAACATGTCCAAAAGAAACAGTTCCCATATAGACTGCTTTTAATGATTTGATTTTTTTAAATGATCTCATTTGTCCAAAAGCAAATGTTCCATATAATGATCCTGCTCCTGCAAATGAAATAGTGGCTGTTGTTGATAATAGTGTAACTGCTCTTTTACCCATTAAAGCATAAAATCCTGTAATGTTAGGTCCTACTTGAGCTGATGTATAATCAACCATTACACCCGATGAAACTTTACCATCCCATCTCATTGATGTATAACCTCCAGTAGCTTTTACTCCATTAGATACTTCTGAATTGTTAAAGCTAAAGCCTACAAAATCTCCAGATCCTACAATAACTGGTTTGCCTCCATCTTTTGCAGAACCAGATTTACCATTGCTTTTACTTGAACTTGAAGAACCACCTGATGCTTTTACAGTTGTAGTACCTCCAGCTGTTATGTTTGTTTTACCTCCTTCTTTTGGTGTTTCTACTGTTGGGGATGATTCTGTTTTCCCTCCTGAATTTGAAGCCACAGCTCCAGATCCGGGTTTGCTAGAGAACGTAAAAGAAGATTTCGGTAATGCTGTTGACGACGTCTGGATTGGTGACGATATCTTAATGTTAATACCAGGTGGCTTAGTAGAAGCACTGCTGATGCTGCCAGACCCCCCGAGAATGCTATTATTGCTGTTTCCATTTGAATTTTTATTTAAAGATATTGATAATTTATATGGTGCTGAATTTGATGTTGAAGTTGTTGAATTTGAACTTGATGGTGAATTGGATTCTGAGCTTGATTTTGTTTCAACTGTAGGTGGAGATGCTATAGCATTTAAAGAACCTCCTAACATACTTGTAGTTCCTGAGGCTATATCTGCTATTGCTGCGAGTGAATTTAATATTCCTAATGTGTTTATCACTTGTCCTTGAGTTACAGTAGCTACTGTACTATTACCTACTATAGAACCACAAGGATTAGATCCACCAAATTGGGAAAAAACTGAATTTGTCCATGTTTCAAATGCACCTGTAGCAAAATCGTTATATGAAAAGGATCCAATAGAACCATAATAGGCAACAGTTACCATTCCATTCATTGGAACAGAAATTGTTTTAATTGTTTTAGTACAAGGATCAGTATAACTATAAGTATAGTTTTGCGCGTTCAGTGAAGCGCACAAAATAATAAAGAATAGGAATACTAAACGGTTCAATTTTTAAATACATTTTTTTTAATTAGTCTTGTAATAATTCTAGATGATGCCGTTTCTAATGCTTTTTTAGTTGTAGTACCAATAGTTGATTGATTGAATTTTATATCATCAACATCTGATAAAATAGAGGATTGTTTCACTGTATTAGCTTCACCTAATCCTGATCCTATTATAATTTCTCCACTTTCTGCATCTACGAATTTTACTTGCAATCCTAGTCTTGTAGTTTGAGTAGCAGTTGCTTTACCACTTACTTTAACTACTTCATCTTCTGATACACTGAAGTCATATACTTCAATGTAAACAAAATATTTGGCTAGTTTGATTTTACCTTTACCATCTAGTTTATTTTCTGTAAATCCTTTAGCTGATGCTTTAAATTGGTTGATCATTCTTTCTTTAATTTCCAATTTATCTTCAGTAAATACAAATCTACCAGTATATTCTAGATATTCCATTACTATATTGGTAACACCTAAACCTACTCTTTTATCTTTAAGTTCAGGGTACATTTCGTATAACTCTTCGTTTATACCAACTTTTAACAATTGGACAGGAACTTGTATTGTATCAGTATAATCTGCTACTACATTTATAGATTGTTTTTTTTCAAACTCAGCCACATAAGACTCAGTTTTCACTGAGCCTATTTGTGCTGATAATATAAAAGGGAGGAATAGTAATATTAATATTAGTCTCATATTAACCCATTGTATTAGATATAGAAACACCGTCTTCTTCATCTACTTTTTGAATCAACATTTTGTCTCTATCTTCTGAGTTAAACCAATAATCTACTACTTTATTTAAGTTACCTACAAAGGCACCTAAAAGGATAAGCAACATTTCTTTCCAACTTTCTTCAATACTTACTTTAAAAAATACTGCTGAGTTAATACCTGCAACAATAAAGAAGAATAAAAACAATACGATCATTGTAATTTTCCATCTATTATTTTGCATTTGTTGTAACATAGAATAAAATCTATTCTTATCCTCTGTTGTTTTTGAAGTTTCGCCTCCAATAAATTCTTTTACTTGTTCAGTTATTTTTGCCATTTTTTCTTATTTTTAAGGTTTACCAAGGAGCATCCTCAGTTTCAGATTTTTTTTCTTTTTTAGCTGGTGCTGGAGTTGCTGCTTTTTCAACTACTCTTTCTTTGATGATAGTGTTTGTACCACCTGAAGATTGTTTTTGTTGGTTAGTGTTTTGAATGTTAACTACTACAGGTGCAGGTGCTGCTGTTTGTTCTGTTTTAGTTTCTTCTTTTTCTTCACCACCTTGAAATAGGGTTGTTGATACCCAAACTCCACCTGCTGTAACTAAGGTACCTAAAGTACCTATTATGGTCTTTTTCAATCCTGAGAAAGTACCGTCGTTTAATTCTTTAACTTCTTCTGACATAATTTTTTAGTTTTGTTTAATGATTTTTTGGTTTAATACTTTACCGTTTTCAATTACTAAAGTTGCAATATAAACTCCTGGAGATAAATCACCTAAAGAAGTATAATATGTAAATTGACCTTTAGAAACCGGGCCTGATAAAAGTTTAATTCTTTGTACACCTAACATATCTGAAATACCTAATGTTGCTTTTGTATCTTCAGCAACTTTAAATGTCACACTAATAGGTCCATTTGTTGGGTTAGGGCTTACTTGCATTGTATTATCATCTAATATAACACCTGAACCTGCAGGTGACATTTTTCTAACTTGAATGATACCATTTGCTGGGTTAATATTTAGATCTTTTGTATCTGTAGATCCAGCATATTTGTTTGAAGTATACAATGGAGAAACACCCCACTCTAATTGGGGTTTTAATGCTGAAAATTGTAATGTAACAACTTCACTTCCATCGTTAAATGTATTTTGATTTGATGTTGGATCATATCCACCCCATGAAATTTCTCCATCATTTGGATTAACATATGTTAACCATTTTTGAGCTGCTTGGGTTGAATATGCTCCTTTAAAATCTAAAATAGTATTATCATATTTCAAACCAAATTGTAAAGCATTTACAGCTGTACCTCCAGTTAATACTTTAACAGGAATGTTAACTACATTACCTTCATCAACGCTCAATCTTGGAACGTTTACTTCAATTGTAGATGTTGGAAAATCATATTCTACTTTTTGATCTATTACTCTATAAATTTGAGGATCTAAATCTGCTGGTCCATTTAATATAATTTGAGTTGGAGTTATACGGGCCATGTTGTAACCAGTGTTATTAGCATCTCCAGGTACCATTACATAATATGTAACTGAATCTGGTTGTCCTGGTAATATATCAAAGTAAAAATTAGTTACACCTGGTATAGTTGAAGTATAGTTTGTTGTAGGTGTTCCTGTAATTGTAGTATATTCTGCTGCTGTAAAGAATACAATATCTTTTACGTTATTAGGCCAAGATGTAAATCTACCTGCTATTCTTCCAAATACACCATATGCATCTGATATTGTAATATTATTTGAATTGTTTACATCTGCAGTATAGAAATCAAATGCAGATGGCGTAGCTGTACCTAATACCCATTGGTTTATCAATTGAGCATCTGCTGTTGATATAACGTTTCCTACACTCATTGTATCACCTTTAACTGCTAATCTTACATCCCAGAATGTTGTATCTAATATTTCAGAAAAAGAAAAATTACCTGCATTATTTGTTTTATAAGAATTAACTTGAGACCAAGTTGAACCAGCTTTTGGTTTTTTCTCCAAAGCTAAAGTTAAATTTTTAGCTCCAGTTCCAGTAACGTTCGTGAATGTACCTTTAAAGTTTAATCTTGGTCTTTTGAATTCTCCATTGTAGCTATGCAATCCTAAAACTGTATCCATTCCTGCTTGTGTTGAAGCATATTGTGGGAATGTAGAAACACCACTCCATTTTAATGAATCTATAGATGTTAAATTGTTAAATATAGAAGGAGCAGCGTGTGTAAATGTCAATTCAAATGTTTCTCCATCTGGTAGAGAATATGCTGCACTTGAACCCACATAAACTAAAGTAATAGTAACATTACCTGAAGCTGCGTTTGTAACTGACTGTAAGTCTAAATTTGCAGATGAACCTACTAAAGCAACTGAAGCATTAGTAAATGCTGTTTTATCATAGAATACTCTAAATTGAACCCCTGTTACTTTTGTAGCAGTTGTGTTTTTTAAAGTTAATCTTGCTTTTGTTACACCTTGTGTAGTTGTACCTACAGTATAAGATGTATCAATCAAAGCCCATATTCCACTTGATGGAGCAGCCGGACCTGTTTGTGCTACCATAAACATAGGTAATGTTAGCAACAATAAAATTTTAACGATTTTGTTCATTTGTTGTTTGTTTAATTTGATTTAATGTGTGTTTTAATAGCCAGGTTTCAACTTTTGGAACTTTTGCTAAGAAATTCCATTCATAAAGATAACAGTAATTTTCTTCTACATTTTCAGGTAAAACTACTTGTTTTTTCCTGAAGTATAGGTGGAGAGATTCATGAACTAAAATTGATGCTAAATTGTTGATTGAATTCAACTTAACATCTTTTACAGCTACATAGATCCTTCCAACGCCCTCTTTTGTTAATTCACAAGAGGAGAAATCACCTAACCAAAAACTCACTTCACCACAAACATTGACAATTACATCATATTTTTTTGGATCTATTGTTTTAATAACGTTTAATGCAGAATCTATTTTTTTATCCCATTCATCACCTACTTTACTAATTTTAATTTGACTAAAGGTAAATAGAGGTAATGTAACTAAAAATAAAAGAATAGTTCTCATTTATAATAAATATAAAAGGGGAAACAAAAGTTTCCCCTAAAATATAGATTTAAAAAAATGTTGATTATATTTTGTATTTCCAAATATACCCCCCAGCAGTCTTATGTTTTTCTCTTAAACATTCTGAAATGCATGGTTGGGGAATGTTTAATATTTGAGATGCTTTTTGTAATGAGGTGTATTCTTGAATAAAATTCATATTTTTGTCATATTGTAGGATAGATTTACCGTTTCCTTTATTTGGAGATATTCTACCTTTATACGATCTATCTTTTCCTTTTAATGAGGATGGTTTTCCTTTTAAAGCCTTAGATATTTTTTCTTTCCATTCTTCGCTATGTTGCCATTTTTTCCTATTTTCTCCGAAATTTGAT